CCCACCTATTCGGTGGGCTTTTTTTCTATTTTCTCTTTACTTAACGTTAAGGCCTCTTCCTTGCTTTTTGCCTCATCGACGTATGATTGTTCGGCTTTCTTCTTTAAAAAATCCTGACGAGCTTCCTCCAGCTTATTATCGTATATTTCATTCACGTCGACCATATCCAACGACCAATCTCTTAACGCAAACTTAATATCATCACTCATTTGCATCCTCCGGAGTCTTATCCCACAAACTTCTTTTAAATGTCTGAAGAACCACGCCAGCTTGCATAAACCTTTCAATTTGCAACCTTACAGGCATATATCCCTGCTCCGTGACTATAATGTCGTCTTTATCAAACTCGCCTTTCGTCTCGTATACTTTATCTGGACGCACGTAATTGTTATAATGCTTATATACCAAATCCATTTTTTTCCTCCTAACTGTGATCTACTAGTCCCGGGTTGCTCATTATCGGCAACGGCCGAACCGCTTTAATTATGTTACCAACTCTTATAATCAAATTATGCTCATCAGTTACCGCAAAAACATCATTTCTTATTCCTCCGCCGAAAGTCGCAGTATACCTTGACTTTACAAAATTCGCATCCAATGTCGGCGCTGAAGCAAATTCCCTTGCCAACGTCCAATGATTTAATGTTCCACCATATCTTAACTGACCACAAACCATGTTTTCTTTTACACGCATTTCGTTATAACGACCCTGATAACCGAACACAGTATCGTTAGTGGCTTCCACCTGAGTAGCGTATATTTCCGACGTTAACACCGCTTGTTCACTTAAATTTGCAAACTCTGGCCAATAAAAATCATACATTGTGTCTTTTCGCCATTGCCTTTGTATCCCTTGACTGTAAATCGTTTTCGGCATTACCGACAGAATTGACATTATAAGACCATACTCACGCACTCTATACTTACATACAAACTTTGAGCCAACTCCGATTCCATGACCCGCCATAGTACCTTGATCATTTACTGTATTATCCTGATTGGTACCCAACACTTCCGACGTTATCAACGGTATCTTTATTCCACCCAAATATTCCGGTCTATCGAGCCTTGCATCACCTACATTCTCGCCAAAATGAGCCTTTATTACCTCCTTATACCTAGTTCCAGCACGCATATTTCTTTCCATCCATCTTTGCGTCTGAAAAATCAACCTTAAATCCGAAACATCAGCAGTAATCGCACCCTGAGACAAATCCACTTCCAATCCCGTATGAGTATGAAAACTCACCGCACCTTCACCAACAATTCCGTCATCCGCACCTAATTTCAACATTTGCGTATCTACCGACATTCCTAAATTCGCATTTCCACCATTTACATTAAAAAACGGACGCGAATCACCGTCATAAGCCACGCCGGATCCCGCTGGCGTAATATCAATAGTACCTGTTAACGGCAAAGCAGGAGGTGTACCCCTCTGCTGGAAATTTCTTGCAGACGTAAAGTAATCCTTATTCCACCTCCTCTGTTGCAATGTCGACGCCGTAGTTATATCTACTTCCGGATCTAGATCGACATCCCTGTAATATTCATTAAAAATTTGCGCATACGCACGAAAAGGAAATGACACTGGCTGCGCACCCAACGCAGGACCTCCGATCGGCGGAAATCCTAAATAATCCGCTAGACCTCCGATCGTACCACCTCCAACAGACGTTGTCGGAATATCAATTTCCGACAAATCTCCTCCTGCATACGTGGCGCCTCCTATAATCATATCCTCAAAATCGCCATCATCTCCTAGCTCTTCAGTCATCAACAACCTATATGGCACGAAAAACGTATGCTCATACAGATTAACCTCATGCATTATCGGAGCCACCAACGGCATCATTCTACACGTTATTCTTTTTGCCACACTGAACACATCTCCCGGTACTACCTCATCAACCATACTCGGATACAAATATCCCATGTATCCCGAAAAAATCTTTTCATAACTTAAGTTAAATACCGACTTTCCCGGCTTGTTTACTCCAACTCTGTTAAATACCCTGCTCATCTTTATCCTCCGCTAATCCTACTCTTACATATACTTCCCGGGCCGGAAATTCCGCCTCGATTTTATTCAAATTATGATCAATTGAGCCTACACATAGCAACATCATATCTTCTTCCGGAACATCTTTATCTTCCAACATTCCTTTCTGATACGCTCTTAAAGCCGTACCGTCGTTTCTGCTTTCCCATACTCTTAAACTTTCTTCCGCAACACGATCATACACCACATATAATCCCATCTTCATATATTACCCTTCCTTATCAGAATTCCTTTAGCCTCAAGCGTCTTATCATACTGTTCACACCTACGCCAAAACTCCTCACGGTCCTTGCTCCTATCATGCCTATCTTCCTTATCACTTTGAGCCAAATCCGCTTCTATATCCAAAATCTTAGCATAATATCTAGGTAATCCACATGCCTGACCGTTGAAATACACTTCCTGCGTCTTTTTTATCATATCACCATGCTCAAGAGCGAACCTCGCACCTAACTTTTTACTCATTAATGAGAAAGGCTGTACCCGACCATCTTTTTTCTCCTGATCGTCGTACAGCCTCTTCTGGATGTAATCCGCAACATATCTCATTGAATGAAGCGTAACCGTTCCAACAACTATATTGCCTTTATACCAGCAATCCTTCAAAACACCTTCCTTAACAACATGCACTTTTCCGTAATCTTCATACTTATTTTCATCGAAACCTAATCCAAATATAATTGAATGGTAATGCGGTCTCCCAGTCTTATCTCCGTATTCTCCCGCTGCGTAATACTTTAGCCTCACATTGCAATCGTTCCTTAATGCTTTCATAAACCGTTGAAAATCACTCTTATTAAGCTGCAAGTCACTAGGCAAATGTTCGTCATCATACGTCAGCGTAACGAATACTGAATCCTTATGATACAAACTTTCATGATACAACCGCATTGTCCATTCTCTAGATCTCTGAATCCTACATGCTCTGCAACGACCACAGGGAACAGCAACTTCCCGATCTTCACATTTTACCAAAAAAGGGCTTGTACAAGTCACTTTACTACACATCCGTTCAGTATCCACACCACATTTTACATTCTGTTAAGTAGTATTTTACACTATGTTAAGTAGACACACCATTTTTTTTCGCTCTTAATATAATAGGCGTCCGTCCATAGCGTCCTTGCTGGCGCGCTGCGCTTGCCGGCTCTCTTACAAAGTAAGAGAGCTTTGATTAAAGACGGATGCCTCCTCGAGTAGCAGTAGCATACGACCTTATGCTCTTTGATCTCCGACCACGAGACTTTCTAAAACCTTTCTTAAATCCTCGCCTCTTAAAACGCTTCCTAAACGCCATACATCAACCTCCTCGGCCAATAATAACTAAAGCATCGATGACCAGTTGCAGCAGTACAGCTAACACCTTAATAAACTTCTTCCAACTTTCACTGATAACCATACATCCTCCTAAAAAGAACGTGTTCCCCGACCTTTTAATATACCCGTTATCCATTCCGCAACACCATTAATAACCTTGTTAATAGTATCAACACCTTTATTATACCTATCCTCGACATACCCTGCGACAGTATCTGCAACGCTAACTCCAATCCCTGGCGTACTAGGCGGGCCTATCCACATATTCTTGTCAGTAGCATAATCTTTATTATACTTTGCAATATCGTATGCCAACAACTTAGCTTTATACTCCAAAACATCCGAAACTTCATTCGGAATCCTAAACAACCAACCACTGTCCGTCCTAAGATTTCTAGACAAACCAGACTTTTCAGCCAAATACGTTAACAACTGCTGCTTTTCTGCTAGACTTACTACCTTCCAATTATTATCCAAATCCACTTTATTCACTTCTTTTCCTAACAAAGCTAGCCTATTATCCAAACTCTTGCCAGCATAATCCACTTCTAGCCTTTTTAACTGATTTCCCAAACTTAGTTCTTCCACTTTCCCAGCTCTAGTATCTCTAATCAAACCTGTTTCTTCCTGAGTCTTATTCGCCTGAGCTAGCCCTTGTATTATATTCATAACCGCCGAAGCCGTACCGAACGCAAACTGTTGTTTCTGAGCTTCTCCCTGAGTGGACCTTTCCGCCGGGCGAATATTACCTCCCGGCGATCCGCCCATACCCGCGGCATTCCACTTACTAAAACCTGCAGCAGCTAGATCCGCCGCCTCTCTTTGATGTGCATTATCCTGCCTATCTCTTTCCTGTTGATTCCATTCTTTTTCATAATCAAACTGAGCTTGTTCAAGCTCATCCCTTCGCTTTCCTGTAATAGAATCTAGTGTGGATCCTAAGTCATTACCTAACTGATTCGTAAATTGCGCATAGTTTTCACCCGCATTTTCTTTTCCTATCGATCCTACCCATCTATTAAACGCTTCAAACGCCATTTTTCCTCTTTTCCAGTCGCCCTTATCGGTCAACTGGCATTATTAAC